CGGCGGGAGGGGGATAAGTGCTTTTTCGAAGGTTTTTTCTTCATACACTCAGCTTTCTACGCCGCATACCTAATATGCGGCGACTGACAGCTCGTCGGCCAGGTGCACCAGGACTCCAGCCTGCGGATATACTGTTTATTCATACAGTAAAAAGCAAAGGCACGGCAATGAGCCAAGAAGACTCTGGAAAGACTGGCGACCAAGCTGCCGCGATTGCGCGTTGGTATGCGCTGCTGCGTGATAAAACGGCGTTGTTAGAGCACCCTGGATCTCACCACAAAGCGCTGCTGACACAGGCCTACACACTGCACAGGAGTCAGGTGATCGACAGTAGCGACTTAAGCGATCTTCTTGAGCAAGCCGATGGAGCTCTCGCCTACGCGGTCGAGGCCCTTTTTGATCGCCAGTTAGGCGGATAGGTGGCCCTAGCTCATGCATATGTTGATTACCCCTATGAGGTGCAGAGGTATTGCGCTGACGCCCCAAGAGCGACGTCGCTATCCAGCGATAAGAGGTAACGTGATGGTGAACTCGGAGAACAATGCCGAGCTCGGCCGGAGCGCCAACGTGGCCAGGGTTGATGTCGGCATGCCTCTCGAGCGGGATCCTTTACCGCAATTGCTGGATGCAACGTTGTCAGGAATGGCTGTTACGGGGTTTGTGTTGAGTGGAATTGAGTACATTGATGGGTGCGCTTACGCGCAATCCTGGTGGTGCCGAGAGGCATAGCCGTGTAGATATTCACGCCCATGCAGGTAGTACGATCGTCGACGCCGGCCCTACATTCGTACGACCGTTGAGGATAGAGTGATGCCCGAGAAAGGAAGGCTCAGAATGTCGCAAACATAAAATCCCGAGCTACAACAAGGAACATACAATGGACGAACATAAAATCAATGTAGATCCCAGTACATCACTGCTTAATACCCCAGATTTTAGCGAAGAAGAAATTGAACAAATAGCGGCACTGATCAACTCCAATCCAGAAGAAGCAAGTAAATACTTTTCCCTGCAGTTTTTCCACACACTCGACACGAGAAAAAATGAACTTTTATCCGAAATCTATGAATCACGCAGCAAATTCATAGATCGTCTATTTGAAACTTGGAACGCACCATTAAAAAGACTAGATACACTCCTGTACATGTGCACAGAAATCGTGGAGGAGCTGAGGGAAGGAGTTACCAAAAACTCAAGTGCCTATACCAATAAATTTAATATTGCAACACGTCTGCAAGCGCGCTGCGTACAAGTCGGAAATGAAATATCTCATCTTTTGCACGGCGGGTATGCTGATGGCGCATTCGCTAGATGGCGAACGCTGCACGAGACGTCCGTAACCGCAATCTTCATTTGCGAAGGTGATGAAGACTTGGCATCAAGATTCCTTAACTTTCAGCATGCAGCTCGAATCTCGACAGCAAAAAAATACAACAATAACAACCAGCTTGGGTTTCAAGTTTTTTCAGATGAGCTTTTAGCTCAGATGGCGTTAGAGCAAAAGCAAATCGTTGGAAAATATGAGCCTAGCTTTAAGAATAAATTTGGATGGGCTCTTAAAGCGTTAGGTAAAATAAAGCACCCTGAGTCAGCAGCAAATTTCGTCGACATAGAAAAGTTTGTTAACATGAGTTTTCTCAGAAACCACTTTAGCTTCGCAAATCAGTACGTGCACGCCGGCATTGATAGTATCGGATACAAACTAGGCACTTCAATGTCAAAGGAAGACCTCTTATTAGTCGGACCATCTAACGAAGGACTAATAGAACCAATACAATGTACCAGTCTGTCATTAGTTTTAGCGACCACAGCCTTGATTACAGCGTTCCCTAATGATGAATCGCCTATGAGAATATCAGCTTTGCGACTGTGGCACGAAATCTTGAAGCAAGAGTTAGTAGTTGCGGATGCAGCTCTCCAGGCCAAGGGTGATGCTTTGCGTAAATAACGCAGCGAATCGCCAAAGTCCTGTAAAGATCAATAATTAAACCACAAATCAAGGAACGACAATGACAGATCAATACTTCCTGAAGGTCGCGGCACTCGGGCCCCATCCTAAACTAAAAATTACCCAGGTAGAATTTCAAAACATAGCAGAAGCGCGGAAAGTATTAACTAGTGCCTTAAGCATTGAAGAAAAGTACGACCTAACACTTTCCAACTATATCGACCTGGAAAAGCAGCTACTATCCCTAACTGCCGAGCTGATGGTTAAGTTTAATTTCGACTATGACAACATATACAATATAAGAGCATCACTAAATCAAAAACTTGCAAACTTTATACTTTCCGGAAAAATCTACACAGAGCAGATTGTTTCTACTGCAGCGTTCTGTGCAAGCGATTGCTCAGAAGCAAAAGCCGAGCTGAAAAAATTCCGCAGCACCAAGTATGACAATAACCTTGACTACAAAATCATGGAAGCCCTTCGCAACTATATTGCACATCACGGAATGGTATTACACACCGTCAGCCTGCCATCCCATTGGACACAAGACGAAAAAGGCGATGCAAAAGAGCTTGAATTCAACATCGATTTATTTGCAGAAAAAAAATTATTGATTGCGGATCGTGAATTTAAAAAAGAGATAATTCACGAATTACCAGAAAAATTTGATTTAAAGAAGGGTGCACGATCTTACATCGGCTGCATAAGTGAAATCCAAGAAGCCGTAAGGAGAATCACTGAGACCCGAATAAATTCCGCAAGACTCACGATAGCGGAATATCTCAATCAATACAGTTTAATCAACGACGGCGATTCTTTCGCTGTTGGCGCATACTCACCAAACGACAAAAAACCAATAATACTTACGCTTGAGTGGGACAACGTAAGAATCAATCTCGCCAAGACAAACATTTCAGTATCGAACATGCACAAGCGGTACGCCACTAACTCACTGAGCTCGAAGAAATAATGATGATTTGAATATTGGCAGTCCATAATGCCCTAATTGAATTACAGAGTTAAGCGCATTCAGTTACCCTAAGCGCTTTATCAGTGAATTCAGAGGCGTCCGCCGCTGCGGGCGCCGGCCCGGCAGATGCGTATGGGACGCCAATTGTGTGTCCATCTGCAGCACCAGGTCGAGCGAATCACACAGAACCTGCAGGCGGTATTTTGCTAAAGTTCGTAGGCAATACATATTATCTTTGGGGCCTGTAAGCAACGCAGATGAAAAGTCACACCGATTAATACAGGGGAAGACTCATGGAATTCGAAACGTTCGCGCAGTGCCTAAACTACTTAAGCCTCGCACAAGCAAAAAAGCAACCACTAGAACTAATCACTCCAGTTGTCAGTTCATTAGCCGGAGTACTTGTAGGTGCATCACTAACAATGCTTCGTGAAGGAAGCAAAGACAAGAAGGCATTGAAAAACAAAAAAATGTGCATCACAGAAGAACTAGGCAGAACCCAGCTCTATTTAGAGCACATCTTCAAGGAGGCTATTCAAATCTATGATTACTCTGTAGCAGGAAATATTGTCCCTGGGCATCAACTTCAGGCTGAGGTTTCACTCCCCTTTCTATTTGAGCACTTTACGAGCATCGCGCACAAATACTCACAGCACGAAAGAAACCATATAACTCGCCTTTCAGAAACGATAAAAGAGCTAAATCAGCAACTCCAAGAATTCCACTCCTTGCGAGAGCCCTTAAACTTTCAAAAAAACGCACTAACATCTTTAAACATTATCAGTGCGACAATTCACTGCCACCAGATACTAGAGCTAATTAGTTGCACTGAGATCAAGCAAAAAAAACTAGCGCTAATTGAGCTGTCAGACAAACTTGAGATAAAGTCACCTTACATAGAAAACTTACGCAGTTCGCTTGTCAGACCAACAGAGACTCCATAACCCAATCAGCACACTTACAATTTAATCTTTTTCAAACAGGTGGCAAGGTTTCCAGCATCACTGGCATTCACCGAAAAGTTACTCGAATCACTTGGGCTTGGAGTCGGGCCTGGTATATGGGTATGTGCCGCCATTTGGACGTTCATCTGCTGTACCAGGTCGAGCAAATCACAGAGTACCTGCAGCACGTTAGTCTCTTCAGACCCTAACCAGGTCTTAGGTGCGACCAGACGTTGACTGACCGCTGCCACACTCTTACGCAGCCCCTCGATCCTTTCCTCCATATCGCCACCCACCGTGGCGTTGTGCTTCTGCCCCACCACCAGGTTCAAGTCCCGTCCGGTCGCTTGGTGCAGATCATCCACCGCCGCCATGCTCGCAGATCCGCCCGACAGCAACTTGAGCGCGCCCAAGGCCTCAAGCGTCTTGATGCCGCCTACCGACTCGGTTGAATGGTCGTCCACGGTCCTGTTGTGATTCTGGAACGTTTCCTTGTTCCCCATCGCCTCAACTTCCCTCTCGATCGCCTTGTCGTGGATCTTGCCGTCAGTCTGGCGCAACCAGTTGCCATCGGCATCCACACGCTGTTGACAGGCTTCGCTGTGCTGCCACACCTGATCCCCCTTTGGCACGCTGGGCATACTCAGCCCGTGGGGCAGGATGGTTTGGATATAGGGCTTGTGCGGTAGGCCGTAGGCAAAGCACACCACCACCTGGGTGCCTTCCTCGGGAAACGCATAGATGCCCATTTCCTCGCCACCGGTGGGCAGCGGCAGCGGCACGCCGGCGAGGATCGGCAGCTTGGTGTCTGGCTCGCCATCCGGCCCCATGACCTCGATGTCGACTGCATAGCGCGGCCGGAAGTCGTCACAGATGCCGGCGCTGGCCGGGGCGTCGGCCACGGCGACAACCCGGGCAAAACGTGGCAGGTGGTAACCGCCGGTGAGTTCGGGAAATTGTCGTTCTACGCTGCGGCGGATTGCGTCGTCCATCGGATGGCCATCTGGTTGTCGATGAGCGCCACACTGGTGATGCGCTCGCCGTGGTTGATTGTTGCACCTGGTCGCAACCCGGGAAGAGCTGCAATCATCGCGCTTTGGTTGCCCTGGTAGTCGTCAAACAGTTCCACCGGCAGCTGCAGCGGCGAACGAACGCCAAAGAAGCTGTCGGCCCAACTGCCCACGAAGACTTCCCCGTCACCCTGCTGCTGCCAAATGAAGTCGGGGATGTTGAAAACCCGGGCCAGGCTATCCATGGCTTGGTAGCCAGCGGCCAGGCTGTAGAAGAACGGCGCCTTGACGGCGGCGTAAGGTCGGTCCGGAACGCGAAAGCGCAACCCGGTGTGCTGGCTGATCTCGACCAGGACGGCGCGCAGGTCGACGTGACGCAGGTTCAGCGGCAACGGGTTGGCCAGGATCGCGGCCAGCTCGCGGCAGAACAACACCTGCTGGGTGCTGCTGGCCGTGGTGGAGCGTTCGACGTAGCCAATGAAGTGTCGCTGCAGCGTGTTGCCGTTGTAGCCGATATCGAGCGTCACCAGGCCCTTGACCGGCGCCGGGGCTTGAATGGTGAACGTCGCTCGGCCGGGGCTTTTCGCATCCAACCGGACTTCGTTTTTGACCAGGACGTAGGGAACGCCGTTGATGGCCAACTCCTTGTGCAGCTTCATGTGTTAGCCCCGCCCAGCCATCCGTCCACCTTTTTCAATGTGGCTTCAAAGCCGGTCAGTTCCTCCGGCCCGCTGCTGGTATCGCCACCGGTGCCGCCGGTGCCGCCGGTGCCACCCACTGCCCCGCCTGGGCCGGACTGCGCGGTGACCGCGTTGCCCGATCGCCGGCCCTCGACTTTCTCAGGGTTCGACAGCTTTTCAGTCAGGGTGAACTGGATCAGCCAGCCGCGCAGGTTGTCGTCTTCCCGGGCGCTCACGCCTTCGGTGAACGTCAC